GGCGGGAAAATTTTGAATTCCTGTCCTGAATTCGGCCCGGGGCGACTGCTGGCACCCCCGGGGCGGCTAACTTTGCCCAGCAAAATGACGGCGACTGTCGCCGCAAAAGGAGAGCAACGTGCGAAGGAAACAAAAGCCGGAACTAGAAAGCTGGCTGATCAGCAGACTTGTAGACCCCGGCGATGCCGGGGTGATCATGTCGCGCATCGACACACGCGTCACACAGATTTTAGGAGAAGGGCAGTCTCTAAAAGATCGCATCATCATCGGTGCGCTGTGCATGGAAATGTTTGCCAAAGGCGCGCTGTGGGGCTGCGTTCCGCCACTACAGCGCAATAGCTGCCTCAACGACATTCTGCCCAACCTAAAATAACAGGAGAGCAAACGTGAAAATCAGTCAACGAACTATCAGCACTGTCGCGCGAAGAATGATCTTTGTCGATAGTCCTGAACTTCCAGCAACACGCTGGGAAGCCATCGTGGAGCTAGTGCTGAAGGAATTCGTTGAGTGCGCGCGTCACTCGATGATCTAGCGGCACTGGCGCAACCCATAGGGCCCCAGCCGAAAGCCCTATAAAAATAAGAAAAAAAATTGAAAAAAAATTCGTGTCAAAAGTAAGGCAAACTCAGGAGAGCAAAATGCCTAGACGCAAGAGACTGTTCAGCGACGAAGCCTATGAGCGGATGGCCGAAACAATTCGCAAACTGCTGGCCACCGATCAATGCACTCGGATGACTTTCAATCGCCTGAAAGCTTTCATGGCCGAAGTCTTCCGCGAAGACAATCCACACTTTGATGCTGGCGCGTGGGAAGAGCGGTGCGAGCCATGATCATTCGCATCGGGCCCTACGAAATCAACAGGCAAGGCGCACAGTGGCATGTGTGCCTACACGGTAAAGCGTTGACGGCTTACCCATCGAAATGGGAAGCCATCAAAGCGGCCAAAGCGGCAAACACTGAATGGAGAGCAAAAAATGTCGGACGAAGAGGACATGACAGACCGGAATATTCTGGTCTGTTATCGGGTCGCGGACCTAGACCCACACGTTGAAAGCCGGGTGGAGGATTGCGACCGATGCACAAGCAACGTGTGGGTGGCGCTATCAAGTCCGCAAGCGGATTTGATATTCTGTCATCAATGCGCGTTCGAAGTCTTCGGGCCGACACCAGAGCCGCACAAGAAGGTCAGGATCACGGTGGAACAAGTCACCGATATAATGCGCTACCACCGCAATAAACTTAATCTTGCCAGACGAAAGCTGAACTAAAAAAATGCCGCCGGACGTAGGAGAGCAAATCCGGGCGTCCGGCGGCAGAGCAAACCCAAGGTCACAATGCCCCGTGACTTGCACGGAGACGACCGGGCTTATACCACCCACACTAGAAGCGGTGCAACATGGCCGAGGAACCCACAACCGATAGACCTGATCCGAATGAGCGGCTGCTGATCAGTCTCAATATGCTGATCCGGCGGCTGGATATGCTGATGACGCCGCCAGCGCCGCGCGATACCACCACCTATCAACCAATCTATATGTCGGGCCGCTGGCTACGCCGGAACGGGAACGACTACGGACTTGATCCAATAACCAGCGTGCAACAAGCCAATTATCCGATCAGACGCGAGCGCGTTTAATGCCGACCATCCGCCAAGGCATCTACGATCTACTGACCAGCGTTGAAATCGACACCAAAGAGGCGGGACGCACACACGTCGAAGCGTGGCACTCCCAGCGCATCGTCATTGACGCCGTGGCCCGTGGGCTACAGGAGGGCGTTCACGAATTCGTTATCCTCAAGTGCCGACAGGTAGCGATCACCACCGTTTGCAGCGTGATCGAACTCTTCTGGGCGCTCGCCAACCCCGGCGTACAAGGGGCAATCATCGCCGACCGTACTGACAACTTGGAACGACTGCGGCGCATCTTCGCGTCGCTACTGGAAACGCTGCCGCCGGAATGGAAGGCACCGGAACACAAGCTTACCCAGAACAACCGCAACGGCATGGCATTCGCCAACCGCAGCGTGATCGACTTAATGGCGGCTGCCAACAATCCCGATCTAGGCGCATCCCGCGCGCTCAACATGATGCACGCCACCGAATGCGCGCAGTGGAAATCGCTGGCGGGCGTGGAGAGCCTAAAAGCATCGCTGGCCCGGCAGAACCCGCACCGGCTCTATGTCTGGGAAAGCATCGCCAACGGCATGAATTGGTATTTCAACTTCTGCCAGCAGGCCAAAGCCGACCGGCATATGAAATTTATTTTCATCGGCTTCTGGGCAAATCCAACCTACAGCATTCCGAAGTCCGATCCCGATTATAAAATCTACTGGGACGGCAGGCTGACAGACGATGAATTGACCCGCGCTCGCATCGTCAAACAGCAATACAACATCATCGTTAAACCGGAGCAGATTGCATGGTGGCGCAGAGAGAGCGAATTCCGGCACGAAGAATACATGCTGCGCCATTACCCGTGGCACGAACGGGAGTGCTTCATCGCCAGCGGCAGTGGTTTCTTTCCAGCGCAGCGAACATTGGAAATCTCAGAGCAACTTGCGCCTACCGGGCCGCCCTACAAGGGTTATCGCTATATCTTCGATGAAAAATTCCTCAGTAGCCGCATCGAACAGGTGACGAAACCCGAAGACGCCATGTTGAAGGTGTGGGAACCACCAGAAGCGGGCGGCATTTATACCATCGGCGTTGATCCATCCGGCGGCGGTGGCGGGGAAAGCGATGATCACGCTATTCAGGTTCTTCGGAATTACTCCGACCGGGTGGTGCAAGTCGCCGAATTCCAAACCAACAAACCACTGACCTATCAACTGTCATGGGTTCTAGCGCATCTTGCGGGTGCCTATCGCGACCACATCGCCAATCTTGAAGTCACTGGCGTTGGCGCTGCTATCCTTCCTGAAGTTCGCAACCTACGGCAGCTTGCCGAGCGGGGAATGTTGCAGGGCGAGCCGGGGACCGAAAACATCCTCAACCTTATCGGAGCAATCCGATGGTTTCTCTACAAAAGACCCGACACGCTAGGCGGCGCAGGCAACGTGATCGCGTGGAAAGCAAACAGCGACAACAAGCATCAAGTCTATTCAGAACTGCGGGACAGCTTGATGCTGCGACGCTTAGAAATTCGCTCAGTGCGCCTGATAGCGCAGATGCAATCCATCATCGAAGACGAAGGCTGGATAGGCGCGGGCCCGGACACGGGGGAAAATGACGATCTAGTCTCCGCGATGGTTCTGGCGCATCATGCGTGGGTGGAGTGGCGGCGTCCGTCACTGGTAGCGCGCAACCTGACGTGGGACAGCATCAAAGGCGACCGCCCGCCGCAGGACATGAGTACCGTGCTGTCGTGGGCTTTTAGCCAGCACATGGCCATGATCAACCGCAAGTCCCGCGTGCGAAAGGAGCAATTCTAATGTGCTTCTCATTAGCGTGGCTGGAACAGCTACTCGTTTGGTTGGTGATTGTCGGCGCAGTGATCGCGATCCTGCGCCTGATCGTGCCGTGGGTTGCCGCGCAGTTCGGCATCCCGCTGGTTGCGCAAGTGCTGAACATCATCTTGTGGGCAATCATCGTGATCTTTGTTATCTACATCGTGTTTTCGTTGTTATCGTGCTTGGCGGGTGGACCGCCAATCCTGTTATTCCCGCACCACTGAGGGGAGCGATGCCAGTTGTTAGAACCTACGGCTGCAACACATGCGGCCATTTTCTGGACGTGCGTTATGAAAGTTTCGAAGAGGCGCAGGCCGCCGAGGCGCTGTTAGCCCCGGAATGCCCGCACTGCATCAATTCCATGCAGCGCGAGTATAAACCCGTCGCCATCGGCGGCAGCACTGTCGGCAAAGCCGTAGCACTGGCCGAGACAATCGCCAGCGAGGACTATCACGTCGCCGACATCAACCACGACACCCGGCGCGGCGGCACACCGAAAGTGCGCTACCGGGATCAATCGCCCGCCAGCTTTACGCCCAGCACTTGGGGCACCAGCGGCAACATGATGGATACCGCTATCGCCATCGGCAGACAGACGCGAATGGAGAACGGCGGTCAGAGCGGCTTAGACGTTCTGCAACAGGCGTTGAAAACCGGCGCGCAGCCCGACCTAATCGAAGCCAGCAAACGGAGAGCCATGAAGGTGTGGTGATGGGGAAAGATCACCAATGGATCACAATAGGTTTGCGCCGCTGGTGCATGGGCTGTGACGCCTATCAGATGCAAACCTGTTACGGCGGCGGCTGGAAAGGGTTTGTCGGTGCTTACTGTCGCCGGGATACGCCGTTGGCAAAATCGCAAGATGAGGGAGTGACATGCTCAAAATCATCGTCAGCGTGATTGCAGTTTTGTTGTTCTGCGCGACTGACGCGCAAGCTGCAAAACACCATCGAACCAGCGCGGCCTATCGTGCTGCACTCAATGTCGGGCTGGGCGGCGACTGGTACGGGCCGCGACCGACCAACATTTTCGTGCCCGGCACGCCAACCCCGCCGATTGCCACACCGCCGCCATCATGGGGCGGACAGCGCACCCGGGTCTATCTCATGCGCGGACTTGGACATTTGTCCAACTTCGCACCCCTGTCACGCGATCTTCGCGCAACCGGGGCTATCGTTGAAGTCACCGGCTGGGCCAACCGCAATCGCATCGTCCATGAGGCGCTGCGGCATCCCGGCGACCGCATCATCGTCGGCGGTCATTCTCAGGGCGGCAAATCGGCATTCATCGCCGGGGCCGACATTCAACGGCGCGGCGTGAAAGTGCATGTCATCAGTCTCGACCCGCTTTGCACATTCCCGCAATCATCGCCGGGGCTATGGGGCACCAATATCTGGGGCAACAACTGCCTTGGCCGCCCCGCCACGGTGGCTGGCGCGGAAAATATCTTCATCGGCGGCATTTCGCACATTCCCTATCCGACCGCTGCCAGCGTGCGATCCCAGTTTGTGCAGGCCACCTATTGGAATTAAACCATGCTGCCCGACCTGATCCGCGAATGGATTTGGCCGGGCATTGGACTGCTGATCCTGATTGCGGCTGTTGCGGTCTGGGACTGGCACCCGCGATGATGATGGTTGGCGAACTGGCACCCGCGATGATGTTGGTTGGCGACAGGCTGATGACCAACCATGAAAGTGTGGCTAAGATGCCGCTGCGCGAACTGGTAGCCTATCGCGCCGTGCTGGAACGATGGCTAGACATCACCAGTTCGCCGATCATCGCGATGACGCTGAAGCAGGTCTATTCCGAAATCGAGTGGCGCAATGCTTCGCCTTCCGCCGGATAAAGATTTAACCCTCTGGGTCAAAGAAATAATTGACGAGTGTATGCACACTGCCGAAGAGCGCGGCATGGTCTACAGTCGTGCCGCGCAGTATTACTACACTGGCACTCAGGACAGCCGCGCCAGCATCTACAACAAATGCAAACCGTTCATTGACAAGCTGGCCGGTTTCTTGATGCAGCCGACCGATGTCCGCTTCAATATGCTCTACGACAGCGACATGCCGGACGACGTGCTGGAACGCGCGCAACTAGTTTCAGAGAAGCTGACCGCCGATTACCAAAACACCGACAGCGACGTGCAATTTGCCGAAACCGTCGTCTGGGCGCTGGTCAACGGCTGCCATTTGCTCAAACACATGCCGACCGAAGAAGGCAGCTTTTGCGTTGCCCCGGTTCATCCGCAGAATTTCGGTGTGCTGTCGGAAAGCACCGTGGCGCTGGACGAACAGGAAGCATTCTGCCACGTCACCTATCCCACGATGTCGCGCCTTCGGACGATGCTGGAAGATCATCCGCGCTACCGTGACATCATTGACAAGATACAGACTGAGCGGCCAGCCGAAAAAGACAGCGACAAACCCAGCTATTTCCACCAAATGGTTGTCGGCGGCTTGCAGCCGTTGGGCAGCGAGCCCGGCGGGCCGCCGCGATCCGAGGCTGCCGGTATTGTCAACGTGTTCCCGGTGCCGACACCGTGGTCATCGAACCGTCGCCTAATTCCCACAGTCAAGCACTGTGAATTGTGGATCAAGGACCGCGAGCGCGACGGTGATTACACGACGATCCAGTGCATCTATGGCCATGAGCCCATCATCACCGAAGGCGATGTAACCCGCCGCAATCTGTCGCGCGTCCCGGGCCGCCAGCCGTTTGTGAAGGTACAAGGCCAGCAGACACCCGGCTATTTCTGGGGCCGCACCATGATGGCGGACGTGCAGATGCTTCAGGACGTGCTGAACAAGCGGCTGCGCGATCTTAAAGTGATGTGGGACAGAAACGTCGCTGCTCCACAGATATTTTCAGGGTTCACGTCGATTACCGAAGAACAATATTATAAAATCATTTCCGAGGGTGGGTTTCTGAATGATCCAAATCCAAACGCGAAGGCATCCAAACTGGTTGATCCTCCGCCGCAGAATTATCTTGAAGAGTTACAGTTTCTTTTTCAACTCTTCGATGAAGCCAGCGGCTTTTCTCCTATCATGTCTGGCAGTGGTGAGCCCGGCGTGCGTGCTGGCGTTCATGCGCAGACACTTGTTAGAACTTCATCGCCTAGACTTATTGATCAAGCAGCGCGAATTGAACGGCAGTTAGCCGAGAGCGGTTATCTGTCGCTGCGCATCATGCAGGAAATGGACGCGCATATTTACACGACTGGCGATAGCAAAACCGACTTTCTGCTTGGCGAAATGCCGCCCGACTTCCAAGTGCAGGTAGACAGCCACAGCGCCAGCCCGGCATTCGCCGAGGACAACCGGCAACTGGCTATTGCCTTGGCCCGCGCAGGCGCAGTGGACGCGGAAGACCTGATCCATATGCTGCATCCGCCGGGCGCTCAGTAGAAGCTCGCACGC